TATATTTACCTTCTGCCATGCCCCACCGCCGCCACCACTTCCGCCAAGATGGTAAGTTGCGCCAGTCGTTGACCGTCCCCCGCCACCGCCGCCGCCGCCGCCGATCATAATGACTTCAATGTATAGGCTATTCGTGGAGACAATATGCGTCCCTGTCCCGGTCAGCACCGTAATAAGATGCGTGATTTTTTCTCCGGTTTGCGGACGGTTTTTTAAATCCTCCACTTCATCCTGGTTGGTGACGATGTAGCTATTCAGGGTGTCCGTGATAGAGGTTAATTGGTGCTGCAAAAGATTAGCCGCGTCTTCGTTGGAAAGGCTTTCGAAATGATGCTCCAGGTCAACTTGGTACTTGCGCTTGTTTTTGGTGTAGATGCTTTCCGTCATTCCTCAACACCTGGACGAATCCTGAATCCAAAGACTACCTTCTGAATCTGGAAGAACTCCCCAGGCGAATTGTTCGCAAAACGTAGCTTTATCCATTCGAACTGCCCAAGGTTTGCTCCGAAGCCTTGGATAAGCTTTGGATCTGTTCGTGCGAGTCCTCTCTGCTGATAGCTCAACCATTCTTCCGCTGCATGAGTCGTGCAATAGGTTGCGCGAGGAGTCATGCTGAAGTCTGTATAAAGCGTAGTCGTTATGCTGATTGTGGAATTACCAGTTGCGGGCTCACCGCCAGCATAGAGCTTCATCCACATAGCTTCCGTCTTTGCACGTTCCCAGAAATCTAAACCTTTTGCCTTTGCGAGATTAATCCACGGAGTCTCTGCATAGGCATTGATTGAAGTCGTTACCCCACCAATCGTGTCATCCCTGTCACCACCATTCGGAGGACTGAAAAAGAAGATGTTTCCATTCTCATCACCACCAAACAGAAAATCATAGTCCTCAGACAATTGGCACATACCAAGAGCAGTGATATTAAATCCATCGTGTACTGTCCAAGAATCACGCTCATAGTTATAAACAAGCAATGAATCCATTGGGCCTTCTGTTGCCTGATTCAGCCTTATCGCAAAATATAATTTTTTATAATATTTATAATGTGCCGAAACCTGTTTACATGGCTGCCTGAACATTCCGATTGGATTTTGAGTACGTATTAAATGGCGTATTTTTCGTGATATCTCTACAGGTATCATGCCTGAGTCAACATAGATACCCTCATCGGAGAAAAATGCGAGTTTCTTTTCATAGGTAACAATGCTATTTTGGCCCAGAGCGCCATAATCGTGATTATATAATCTTGTGTGAAATACGGTGTTATCGGCTCCAGATGCGATGTGAAGAGAATCTGCCTTAGCAACAATAAGATCTGAATACAGGGTTCCGAATCCACGTATTGGCTGCCCGTCATTGGATGTAACCCTGTCAAAATCCTCGCCAATATTAAACTGCCTATGATATCCCCAGTTCGAGCAATACACCTGATCTGGCAATGTGCTATTGCCCCCAACTATGAGCATATCATTGTATATACATACATATTTACCAGATGGACATGGATAGTTATCCCAAGATATTTCATCTCCTGAATCAATAATTGTGTCCGTTAATGTCGATGGTGTTGTATAGGAGCCTGTTGTATTGGACGTTGTACCAACATAATGATACGTTGTCGCAGACGGACCCATGATATATATGCCAATCTCGCTCACAGCTGGATCAGACGAGCCGACTATAGACATCATTAATTGTTGATTTGCCAACGTAACTGCGGATGAAGCCTCAGGAGAAGGATTTGATTCATTCCCGTAAACATCAATATATGTATATACGCCATAATAGGCACCTGATAGAGACCCGGAACCTGTGGCGCTGAGCGTTGACGCGAGAGTTGGAGAATTTAAAGCAGCACTTTGATATACCCAAGATCCATTGACATAACATAGCATCTTGGGAACATCTCCATTGAAATTTGATATGTATGCCACTCCATTATTTGTTGAGCCGGCAAAATGTAGCGTATCGGATACGGAGAATGTTGCAGATCTGAAATTGTGTTCAGCGAAGTATTGAATAACGCTTAGAGTATTACCTGCGGCAATTAGCACCCTTTGGTTGTCATCAGCATCCACAAATCCGACAGCAGCCTGGAAGTTATAAATCATATTAATTGTTCCAGATAGCTGCAAAATTTGTCTGCATCCGCGCCGTTTACGGATCATTCCATCATCATCGAAATCCACATTACGGCAGTCTTCAATATCATTCGGAGCTTTATCTGTAATGTTCGGGAGATAGTTCAACCCGGCCCATTTCGAGATTTCATAGGTATAGGTCTTTATGCCCGCCATTATAGGTATTGGCCTCCGGTTGCAGTTGTTCCTGCTGAGTTGCCGGGAAGATAATTTGTGCCGTTTCCCGCAACGTTAAGAACGCCGTTACTGGTGTCTGGATCAGTACCGTCAAAGCGCATTCGAACATCGGCTGTCTCAATGACGATAATCCCGCCCACAACATCCGTGGCAATAGTGGGGAATGACACGGCAACAGTGTTGCTCACGGTCATTCCCATATTGCCTGATGGAGATAAAACAATGTGTGGTTGCATTACGCCAGCCCACCCAGATAGCCAGAAGGTTGCGCTTCGCCCTCAAAAAGGACATTGACATAGCTATCGGTAGATCCGCTCCGGAACATCCTCATGCGCGACATATTGTCTCTGCCCTCGATAAAATACCATGGACAGGCAACCGTGTTCACGAACAGAATGAACCCACCTCCAATTCCAGAAGTGGCACTATAGGTCACGCTATTCGTGGCATTGAATTTGCACCGGACATCCTGAGACTCGACCTGAATCTTGCACCGTACCGCACCATCAGGAATGGTTGGCAAGGACACGACGGTATTGCTAATCGTCAGCTTGTAGGTCTCGCCAAGAGGTTTGAAAACGCTTGGAATGTTATTCATGCTTTACCCCCAATATTCTTCTTCCATGAACCCTGTGACAAAAGTTGGTTCTTTCGCCTGCCGGGTGTTGATTCCTGCGACAACACTTTCCTTTTGATACTCCAGCTTCGACTGGTATTGATCGAGTCTGGCGTCCTCGACTTTCCTCATACACTCAACGACTGCCCAGGTGACAATAAACCCATGATGCTCTGCCGGAATCTGTGTTGGCTCATCGGTAGGCAACGACATATCCGAAACTGTCTGGATGTAATCCATTGTATAGGTCATATCCATGTCAGCGCCGGGGGCCAGAATCATTGTTCCAAGCCCTTGGAAATCATAGTAGAGAATCCCACCGCCGCTGCCAAAGGATCCGCCATCAAGAAGCGCCTGTCTGAACCGATAATCGCTCTGGTTCATGTACTGGAAAATCACATCTTCCATCCCAGAAGAAGTCACCCTGATATTTCTCAGTCTGGAGAAATCTGCCGGGAGAGTAATCGTTGAGGCATTGGGAGTGGTCGTGCTTGAAATCGTCCCACTGGCTGAAGTCTCAAAGAAATTCTCATTCGCCTCACGGATGATTTTTACCAGTTCATCTTTTCCTTCGTTCAGCGCAAATACTATTTCGGGCTCCTGGAACACGCGAAGGCGCATGTCTTTCATGGTAAGCCGTACCTGCGTAATCATGTCCCGAAGATTCATTATGCCCTCTCAACTTCCTTTGCTTCTGTCCTGGTAGCCTGACCACCTTTAGCCTCCACCAGAGCAGAGTAATTGGAAATCCAAAGATCGGAATCAGCATCGTTCACCTTTGAAAGCGCCTGAGCCGTGGCATAAGCGACCAAGGCAGACTCATGCTCCTCCGACAAAGAACAGGTAACACTCGTGGTTGTGGCAAGAGATGTCGGGTGCTTCACATAGGTCAGCGTGCCACTGAAGACATTCGGGCCTGCATTGATGTAAGCCCCTACGATCTGTCCCCACGCCCCAAGAACTGTCGGATAATGATTCACCAGATAGTTCTCTCCAGGATTAATCAGATACGCATCCTCAATCCCGGTATATGTCCCTGACAGGGTTTTACTCACCGTCAGCGAGTAGAAAAACAGGTAGTCGGCAGGGATTGCACAACGAGTGCCACTGAAAGTTGATTCAGCGATAAGCTCTGGAAAATGCTCTTGGGGAACCCGATGGAGGTAGTCCATTTGGGCATCTTGGAGCCACTGATAAATCTCTGCATCCGTTCGCAGAGGAGTAGTAACAGTGGAAGGTTCATTTACATTTGTTCGAACCCTGGACAATAGCTGTGCATTTGTTGCCATATCACGCCACCCATCCGGCATTAAAAACGGTTCGTCCATCCCTTATTTTCATAAGGTCGTAAACCTCTTTTGATTCATTCTTGAGGATGTCTTCAAAATCTGCCCACTTCTTTTCTTCTTCGGCTTCCTCGAATTCCTCAATATCGCGGATCATTCGTTCCCACCCGCCACGGGACCACAAATCGTTATGGCGCAGACGCTCAAATATATGTCTGCCAAATGTTCCGTGCGGAATGGATGCAACAAGAATGTATCCATCTTGAGCCCGAATGTAATCATCGTGGTAATTGTCGTTGCGGATGGTCCCAGGATGAAGGCTTTTGGTTACTCGTCTCTCAAGCTGCCATAGCTCCATTTTCCGAGACCACCGCAATCTTAATTCGGGATCAAACTCTCTCAGTTCTTTCAGAAACCAACTGGGCGCAATAGGCATTACAGAACCTCCGCTTGATTCTCGTTGTGCCCGGCAGCAGCAACAGGTGTTTTGCTCACCGTGATCTCAACGACGAGATTAGCCGGGGCCGAAGAGATCGAATCAACATCCAGAGTGAACATGCTTCCATACGTGACGGAAACTGGTTCGCTGGAAAGCGCACTGTAAGACGCAACACCAGTTGTTGACGCGAAGGTGATCTTTGTTGCCGCCGCAAACAAGGTCGTACCGTTCAGGTTGACATCAACGATAGTGTTCGTTGCGCCCGTTCCCCCAGAAGTGACCTTGCCAACGATATTTGTGATGTATCCGGAAAAGGCTGCTTTGGCAACGTCTTTATTTGCCGCCGCAGTCAGTGTCCCGGCGCTTCGAAGCGTGATTATGTGATTGTGGAGATTTTTTACTCTGATTCCCATGGTGGATACTCCTTATGATAGTTTACCCCACGGTGGGGCGGTGGATTACGAATTGTGGGTGTTACAAACCGGGAGGCTGGAGTCGAACCAGCGAAAGAGAAATGACCCTCTAATCTTCCCAGAACTCCCGGTTTCCTCTATCACGCCCAGCGCGGAGAGAGAATTACTTCTACTTCTTGGATGAAGCAGAAGCGTTGCTTGCTTTGGTGGAAGCCGGAACTATCGGAGCGAGTGGATCATCAACTTCCGGCTTGCCCCAATGAGCTTGTTCCATATGCACGCGAAGGTCATCAAGACTCTTGAAACCTTTCGCATTACACTGATCCGATTCAGCTAATGGACAATCATACGTGATTAGCTGTTGCATTCGCATTGGATCAACCTTCACCGCATCCAGAGGCTCCAATTTCTGGCCCAGATATCCACCGGACTCAGAATCATACATGGTGCTTCTTTTGATGCCATGCAACGCCACTTCATCAGGCAAATCGACGATCTGCCCTGGCTGGTACGGGCCGAACGAAGTGGCATTGAACATGAATTCGAAAGGCTTATCCGACGTATTGACAACCCTCACATGCACTCCTTCAACTACTCGTGCAGGACTTGCACGGTAGTAGTAATGCCATCGAGCCGGAAGCATTCATTCGGACGATCCGAATGGTAATTGTCGTAGATACGATAGAAGGCTTCCCATTTATCGTATCCGGCGATGTTTCGGAAGATCCGCTCGTCCTCATCCGCCCATTCTCCTCGAACGTGGATGTATCGGGTGACAGATCCCTTAATCATGCCGAACAATGTTCCGTATGGCGCTTTTTTGGAAACCTTCCACGGACGATTACCATAGGTGATTTCCCCGCCACTCTTGAGCGCAGCCTTTTTGGTTCCGCCATCGGGGGCCATGAGATCAGCACCAGAATAGCGCCTGTCAGCCTGCAAGAGCTTCAGGTATTCACGCCGGGTATCATATCCGCAGAAGAACACCCCATTTGCTCCGAAATCGCCACCGCCGAGTTCATCACTGGCGTCAATACCGCGCTGGATGACATCGAGTGTCAATGCCCCAACGCTGGAAATGACCGTGGATTTGAAAATCGGGTAAGTGGTCCGATTGATATTGGAAAGCGTGTTCGCATACGTTCCGTCATCAATGAGCCCCAGCAAGCCCATGGGTTCGTTGTTGTAGGAGTTATAGGCTCCATCGGTAGTGATTCCCACTACCCTCTTGGCACGAACGATATAGGCATTGTCAGTGAATGTGACACCGGAAGTGTACGCGCTGGCGACAAAATAGCCGCCTGTGCTGGAAAGAGTGCTCCCGCAGGTGAAGGTTCCCTCAACCGTAGTTCCACCAGTCGTGATGACTGCATAGAAGGCACCGCGAGAAAGGAAACGACAGCCATTCGTGGTAGGAGTCACCCCATAGGGGGAATCAACCAAGAATGTTCCGCTGGTCGTGGTGCTATGGTTACCGTTAATTAGCGCCAGGACGCCGTTGCCAGCGCCAAAGCACTGACGTTCCCGTTCGTTCGCCAGATCCTTCACCAGTCCCTTTACTTCGGACTCCATGGCTCTCGTAAAAGCACCTTTGCTGGCCAAAGATGCTTTGATGACCTGTCCGGTCAATTCGATGCGGCCATAGTTGTATCTCTCGGGAATTTTCACTTGCGCGTATCCCTGGTTGCCCGCAGCCGGAAGGGGATCACCCTCGGCAGAAGCGCCAACGCCTTCATTTCGGGATACGTGGATGGGATAAGTGACCTGTCGCCCTGTCCAATCTGCTGAATCGTTTTCGTCGATCCATTCGGTCAGGGGATTGGTCATGTTCAATTGCTCTTCGATGCGTTGACCGTAAACGTCCTTCAATGCTGCATCGAATGCTGTAAGTGTCTGACCCATAGGATTTTACCTCGTTAGTCTTGCATGTGGGATTGAAAAACCGCCCACGCATCCTCATGAGCCTGCTTTGTGATTCCTTTGTCTTCCGGATTCTTCCTTTCGGGAGGCCCAGAAGGTCCAACAGTTCTACCAGAAGGCAGCGCGGGCATACGCATAATACGACGACGCTCCGCGAGTTGCTTGTCCTCTGCCTTTTTCCCACCATTGCCACGAATTGTTTTGAGGTATTCGTCGGTGTAATTCTTGAACGCCTTATCGACGCACTTCATATTTCCGGCGTGCCACATCCGTAGAAGCTTTTCGTCGCTTCGGATCTCATCCATGATATGAACTGCAATTCGAGAGAATACCTTTTCGTTTTCTGTAGGGAGGCCATTGGCATCGCAAAGTTCGCGGATTTGCTCCTCGGCAGCGTCAAACTGAGCATCCAATTTGGATTCCTGCTCCCGTTCCAGCCGTTCTACCACTGCGGCAAGCTTCGGGTTTGCAAGATCCATTGCACGCTTAAATTTTGCCAACTGCTCAGGAGTGATATCGCCCTTCTGTTCATCCGCTTTGGCCTTTTCCAGTTGTTCCTTCTGCCATTCTTTGAAAGCCAGTAATTGCTCTGGGCTTTCAATGTGCTGGCGGAAGAAATTAACAACTTTCTCCAGGCCATTTGCTTTATCAACAACTTCTTTAAAGCGCGGATAGGGGATATCTTTCGGATCGGGTTTCTCACCACCTGGAATGTCGGATCCAGCGCCCGCTTTTTGGTGATTACCGTCTTGTAAATCATCTCCAGCGCCGGACTGAGCGCCGTTATTTTTAACGTCCTGTTCTTCTCCCATATACCCTCGTATCGTGAGGTTGACGAAAACGCCATGTTATTGGCAACGATTTACCAATATCACATAATTGGAGTAGAACAAGAGAAAAAATTATTTGAGTCTAAAGGAGGGATGTTTTTTTAGGAAGATTTCCATATTAGATTTGAGATCAGTTTCCCGTGCAAAGCTCACAGACCAATTCTTTCCTCTATGCAGTTCTTTGCCGCCTGACCCATGTTTTATGCGGAGAGAAGACGTAATCATGGTCCTAAAACCAGCTTCAATCGCTCTAAAGCAATAGTCATTGTCATCAAATCCGTATCCCACATAATCCTCATCGAGACCACCGATCTTATCAATCAAGTCTCTGTTTATGAAAACGCATGGGAAACAGACAGTGCTATCTGTGATTATTTCGGGAGAATTGACCTTCTGCCAGATAGGTGCTTTCGGATATTGCTGTAGTACGTTGCCAACGCCACCATCAATGAGCGGAGACATTATTCCGCAATTTAGGTATTTGTCTGCAATCGCAGCCAGTTTTGGGAAGAAGTCTTCTTCAACGCATTCACAGTCATCATTGACCAGTATGATGTCATCTTTGGGGAAATATTCCATCGCAGCATTTACGTTTCTTGCAAAAACAAAAGGCCCAGGAAGGAAGATCTGTTTGCAATCGTCAATCGCTTCCTGGTGCCTGTCGCATACCACAAGAATGTTCTGAAATTGTTTGTGGGTTCTTCTGATAGAAGTAACCAGATTTCGCGCCAGTTCCGGATAGCGATTCAGGATCACAATGCAGTATTGTCTCATCTGACAAAAACTCCTCTTTACATTTCATGCAATAATAATGCTTCTGTAATTGGAAATGATTCCCAGTTGGACGCATTTCAATAATAAAGTCCTCGCCTTTTGGAATAAGGCGAATGCAAATGCCACAACGATTTTTTTGCGGATTACGGAATGAGGCCGGATGCTCTCTATCGTGCTGGGCTCCATGATATCCGTGCTTCGTATATTTCATTATCTCCTTTCCACTCTCGGAATAGTCGGACGATTTTTACGCCCAAGCTCCATTACGCGCTTCATGGCTTTTTTAATTGAGCTATCCTCACGTTGAAGCTTGGGCTCTGTTTTACGACGCATCATTGTTCCAGCAAGACTCATGCCATCCTCACATTATTCCACCAGCGGGCTCTGCTTCCATTGAATCGTGACCGCTTTCCTGGCTCTGTCCTTTTTCCTGCATTTTCTTTCCTTCATCTCCACGGACAGGAGGACCAGCAGGATCCATGGCGTTCATTGGAGGAGCGGCAGCAAGCATGTGATCCAAAATGTGGTTAGTCCATGCCTGCTTCTTTTCGTCTGGCCATTCCATGAAGTCAGATTTAAGAGCCATCTCCTTATGAACCATGATATGAACCGCATGAACATCCAATATGAGATCCATAACAGGAAGCACGCCATTCTGGTCAAATTCCCAGTTTTCTCTCTGGGCATAGCGCATATTCAAATCAACATCACCAAGTAGATCTGTTGACCCGAATCTCTGGAGAATCTTGTACTGCGTCTCAGGATTCTGCGGGTTGATAACTCCCATTGCAGTTAGATCCTGAATAAGCGCCTGTTCCCCTACCATGCTCTTTGGCAGCGACGATCCCGCTTCCACGATAATGTCAATGGAGCCCTGGATATCAGCATTTGAAAATGCTCTGATTTCCCAGGAATTGCCTGGACCCTGCACCTTGCTTATTCTCTCATCCACCCAGTTTTGCTGGGCAAGAATGAGCAAGTCTTGGCATACGGCTTGCCATACTTTTTCGAATCTCTGCGCTACTGGGGCAAAACGAGTGGTAGCCCGTTCAAGCAGCAACCTTAGAGCAGTTCCAGCCGTTACGCCGGGGGGGGCTGATCCTTTAAGAACCTCGAATATCCCGGCAACGTCTTCAATGTCTTTATCAATTTTCTCAAGCCACGCAATGAGGCTTGTTGGAATATTCTCTCCTGGAACCCGATCTGGCTTCAACCTCGGATCCATCGCCCAGTTGCCTTCAAGAATCTGTCCAGGTTCCCCAGTTATCTGAGTGATCCCAAGATTCTTTGCGATCAGCCATACCGGGTTGGCTGCACGGGTGATGATAAGCTGGATCATGGCCTCCAACTTATTGCGCTGTTCCTGCTTCGGCGCAACGTCATCCAGAGGAGTTTTCCCAAACATCCTTCCTGGAACCTGATCGAAAGTAGCCAAATGCCATGGCCAGATCGGATTGCCCTTTTTGTCGCGATACGGAATTCCTTCTTTGACCGTAGCTTCATTCAGGAGATTGTTTGCGGAATCAAAGATTGCGACAAGACCTTCAGGGTAATCCGAACACGGACGTTCCCAGAGCGCGTCAATTGTGATTGATTGGTCGTCACCCAGACTGCGACCAGAGGCTATCCCGGTTCCATAGACTGCATTCCCGCTGGCATAGGCAATGGCTCGAAGCAGGTTTAGACCAATCGCACCGCCGACGTTTGAATTGTTGTCTGGCTCAAGGTCTGGACGGTTGAACTTGCGGCGAATCTCATCGACATCGAATCTTCTGCGAGTGAGTATTCTTTTGTTCTCTGACCACTTCCGACCCTCAAGATCAAAGAAGCATTCAAACGGAGCGTAGGTGTCGAGTTTCAATTTCCCACTCGGTAATTCTTCTCCAGAGCCATCAGGCGTAGGTATGACCTGCGGATTTCCGCAGAATGGACAAGCAGTAGCAGGAGATATTTGACTGTTTTGAGGCTGTCCTGTGTTACCCGTTCCAGGCATTCCGTGGACATTTCCATTTGTGGAGCCTTGGATTGGTCCCTGATTAACCGGAATACCCTGCTTCTGGTCTGCTTGATTTGTTCCGACTGAAGCTTCCATGTCAGGGGGGAAAGTCTTCTGGCATGAAGGACAGAACAGGTGTTGTAGGAAGGTAGAGCCGTGGATTGGATCATTATCGTAACTCGGATGAAATATTGCGCTGCCCGTTAATGTCATCCAACTTGCAGCAATATCTCTCGCTTCAGCGGCTCCAGCCTCATCCAGAATTACATCGAAGTTTCTGTCTGCTATTTCAGCAGCAGCGATATCATCTGGATTCGTGGTGGCCGACCTTGCTCTGACAACAGGATCTCTTTGTGTGAGTACCTGTATCATTGACATTGCCACAGATGCGAACTTGTTTGTGACAGGTCTGGGCACCCATTTCGCTATTTTGCGAGGTTGCCACTTCCTGGAGGCTGGACTATAAACGATCCATTGCACTCCAAGGAGGTAGAGGACATTCCTGAACCAATCTCGTTCGTATGAATATCTCTCTGCCTGTCCTCGAAGTGCGGATCTGTCGTGAAGCTCGATTATTTTGTCGATGTCATATTTTGCCATGCTATTCACTTACCACAAAATCACGGCAGAACAATACTTTTTTCAACAACTTTCGATGCTTCAGCTTTTTTTATGTCTTTATCGGTTGGGATGATAATGCTCGGGTTTTTCTCTTCTCTGTCCTTTTGGAACTGCATCCCGGCTTCGAAGGCACGCATCATTCGAAGATTTACTCCAGCAAGATCTATGGTTTTGTAGTGGCTGCATATCATCTCCAAGTCAGCCCATACCTCAAACCCGTGCATTTCAGCCACCCAGCAGAAATAATGATCTTCAGTAAGAAGAATGTCTCTGCTCGGCCTATAGAGAAACTGGAAGTGTGGAGGCTTCATTGTCTCAATCACGTTCCTTCGGATAATCACGGAGGCCGACCCAACGGAATCGCAATGAACAATTTTCCCAGGCTCGAATGGTTTCTGGAACATCTTGAATACCCACGGATCAAGCCCGGTCCCCCGACAACGGCACTTTATTCCGCCAAGAATCCCATTGCGGTTTGCAAATCTTGAATACTGCTGCCGCATCGGATCCCACCGATACAGAAGTCCATCTTCAGCGCAGTATTCCCTTTTGTCGTGAACAATCCCCTCCTTGACCCACTTATCCACAACAACGCACTGCTCACATGCTGCCTTCTGCCAGATCGACGGAATCAGTTCGTTGTTGATCCAGCAATGAGTATTTGCAGCAATGATGTCTTTGTCATGTTTTGTGAGACTGAGGAAGTTGATATTCGGCGCAACATCGGCATCAATCATCGCCATATAGTCACACCCGGTTTTCATAAATTCGTCAACCAAGACATTTCTTGCGAAATCCGTGTGTCGCTTCTCGATGGCAAAGTCGAACCACAGTTCGTGTTCTTTATCGTTCTGCGCCCAGGAAAACATGGCCATCCACAATGCAATGTTCACGGTCCCCATATTGGGGATCCCGACAAACACTTTGGTTTTTCCTTTTCCGTGGTTTTCGGATGCGACCTGATTGAGAACTTGCTGGGCTTCTTCTGGTAGAATTGGAGCCTTATCGTGTTCTGTCATGCTGTACCCTTTCTAATATTTCTGCATCGGATAGCCCTTCAGCATCGTTGAAAATGTCCAACGAAGTTTGCCGCATGGCTTCTTCCTGGTCTTCAGTGATAGGCGCTTTAACTGGATTGATGGCAACGGAGTTAGTCTTCACCAGAAGCGCATTGACAGCAGCATCCGCTCTCCTGCGTTCGACCTCTATCGTTTGCATGAGAAGCCTTTTCTCATCGCGTAATTCTTTTATTTGTGCGGCAAAGAACGCCATTTCCCGCTTACTTGCAATAGTGAATCCAAACATAATCACTCCTCTCCGATAATCATCCAATCATCTGCCAGAATGTCTGTCTGAGAAGCCAGCCAGGGAACGAATTGAAGATCCAATGCCGCCGTTTTCATCATGATATAAGGTAGCATTTTGCATTCAGTCCCAACTGGGAAAGATGCGGCAAGCGGTCTGCCCTCTGTGACCTTTACTTCACTCCCAGGGTTAAAGAAAAGAAACATTCCCTTGCCGTTCCATCCTGCGCGACAAACCTTTTTCCCGGCCTTGAGAGCAGCCAGAGCGCCAGAGAAGGACATAGCTGTTATCGGCTGGTATGCCTTTTCAAACACATCCTTCGGGCTCCATGAAACATATCCATCCGGATACTTCACGGCATAGCCATCCGGACCAGTCTCATATAATCCCGTTGAAGGATCTATGGCTTGTTGCGGCCATGCTGTCACGCGCTTTGTTCCGTAATAATCACGAGTCATAAAATACTCCTATAGGTTAATTGGTTTTGCTTCTTTTAAGGTTTCAAGATACCAGCTATGGTCATACTCTCCTTTGTAATCAGGGTTGTTGTGTCCACCATAGCCGAACTTCCTATTGCCCTCACTCAGCCTCGCAAAGTTCGCGGCGTGCTTGGCCTGCATGTGGGCTTCCGACAGATATCGGAAATGAAGGAGCTTCAGGTCGGAATGCTTTACCTCTGTTTCAGAAGTAACGGCATGTCTGCCTGGAGCATACCTCAGGTCGATTTCTGGTTTGAATACTACAGCTTTGGAATACCGATCATCAAAAATTCCGCACCGCACTTCATCATAAATTTGGCCATCTGTTGTAGGGAAATTCCTACTGACCATCTGATAGCCATCGGCCAACAGGATCTTATACCCAAGAGCATCGGATTCTTTCAGGTAATTCAAAATATCCCGATGATAGATGAATTCGTCGGCATCAACACAGATCACCCAGTCTGCCTCGCCACGGCTTAACCACAGATATTCCGTACTGTGCAGATTCGCAAACATTGCATCATCCAGACCAGACATAGGCGGATGCAACAAGACTGCCTTTGACTCGGAGCGGATTATTTCCTGACTACCATCATCCGAGGCATCGTCGTACATGAAGAAACGATCCACGAATTGATTGTAATGCCGAAAGAAGTACAGCAGGATCCTTGCTTCATTCCTCAATGTGCAATACAGATGAACCTTTGGTTGCATGATAGCCGTATTTTGCAACATAGTGTGAATATATCCTTAGAGTGAAATTGAACAGTTTTTTTACAATATTATTTGCGATCCTGTTGTTCACATGAACAAATTCGCCATAGGTAGAAAAAGTATCCCGACCATAATCAAACTGCACCATGTGCGCAATGATTGTTACGCCTTGCTTGTTGCTTTCGAGTAGGTTTTCTTTGAAAAGCCTATGGCTAACTTCAAGCGCATAATCAGGATTCATTCAGCTTTCCTTTCACTATTTCGGCGTATCTCTTCCCGATTTGCCGAAACTCAGAACTTCTCTTATCCCAGTTTGAATGAAGTCCGGCATAGAAACAAAGCGACTCCCTTGCCGTGTCGTCTTCCTGGTCACTACCTCTGCGCTCTTTATGCAGGATATTAACCGGAGCAATTAAACCGCAATCCATCTCTTCTGCAAACGCTTCCCAACACCGATCCACGGAAGGATTCTGTCCGAGACAAAAACAACCAGCCAACGCATACAACTGCCTTGTTATAAGTGGGAATGACCAGCAGTAGGCCAAATTGCCATGTTCGTTAAGAACCTTCGAGGCAACAACAGCAATGGGATTTGACATGATTGCCTCTTCATAAATCATGTCCCATTCGGTAGTAAGCATCTGCGCGGTATCAACCATCTGCATGAGATAGTTCCCAAACGACTGTCCAGCACAATCCTCAATGAACCTCCAGTTGCTTGCATATCCGTGATAGCGCGGCCCGATAATCTTCTTCACTCCAGGAGCCTCTGAATAACGTGAGAGCATTGGATCGTCTTCATCAACCCGATATATGACCTCGACTCGCCTCGGGTTATGTGCCATACAAAACAGGCTGTCAATGCAATATTCAAGATCCTTCGGCCTGCCACGAGATGGAATCAGAATGCTAAACTTTTTCATCAAAATAGCTCCTATAAAGAGAAATTGCCGTTACAGCTTGGCGCGGTGCATATTGTTCAATCGCAGAACGCAGGTCATGTTGGCATATGTACTTCAAGAAATTGCCAGTGTTTCTGTATAGAAACATCTCATCTTGCAAGTCATCCAATATTGAAGCGATACTGCGATCTTGACAATGAACCGCAGATGGGCCGCAATAGATTGTTGCATCCTTGTGTATCGCCTGAAACCCATAGCCCGCCCATATATCATCAGCCCTGCCGATAAATGGGATGTTTGCAGGAAAGTCTTTCAGCACACTCCTATGGATGAATGTATTCTGCGTATTAATTGGGGAAAAGGCATTTGCAGCACATGGCCACTCAAGCGCATCTAAATGCTCCATGCTTTCTGTTGGGTTCGCCAGCCGCGCAAACGCATAGAAGTCCCCCTGCCCAAGACACGCATCAACTTGAATAAGTGGAGTTATGGTTTTTATGGTCTCCTCGAAACAGAATCCTTTATCATGGATCTGTTCAATGGGAACGCCACGAGCCGGAGAATACATGCCTGGATAGGGATCGAAACAATGCCACGGATCCATTTCGTCAATCAACTCGTAGTAAGTCACTTCAGTTGGTTTGCCGACATAGACGTTTTTGCCCCAGTTCTCCATTGGGAGACAATCATCATCGATGCTGGCAATGATATCCGCTCCGCGCCTATAGGCTTCAATGAAGGCTACCATGCGTCCCAAGCGAACAGAGTTCCACCCGATTAACCGAACCAGATCCGGATAAGTGGCTTCTACATAGGTCCACGGCAGAAACTTCCCGCTCAACAAACCGGAGTAATAATCTACTGGCGTTTTTTTGTCCCCAATAACCAGCAATTCCCAGTCTTCCATTGCATCGTACAATTTGATTGCATCTGTAACCGGATTAATTGTTGTCGTTACAATCATCTTTTTCATAAAAAGTACACCTTTCCCCTTGTCAGAGCCTCACCAACATCTTTATGGTGCTTGAAGAATTTACAATCGACCTTTGCACATGATTCCCTACGAATGTTCGCTATCTTCTGCTTATGAAGCTTAGATAGCCATATTTCATCAAACGGTTTTTCAAATATGTTGCCGATCTTGAAATCGTTATCTCTATAGTAGTAGTAACAGCAGAGATATAGGTCTCCAGCGTGGTCCATGACTACGTGGAGAGGATTGAGCCAACATTGAGGAACATCATCAATATTTGTTGGGATGAACGATTCGACAACCTTGAAACTCCGTTGTGCCGGTATGGATTTAAGGAATAACCCATACTCAGCATATCGTTCATTGGTAGTCAATTCTTCAGGCTCATGACGTAGTGGCTTAATCGACACCCTATCAACACCAAGAAATGACGCTAGAACGCCCATCATTCTGTAGTGCTGAGGACCGCGAAGAGACTTGCTTACAGAAAACTTGATGCTTACTTCCAATTCTGATTTGCGACGATTCCGCTCTTGGACAATACCTTTCAGAGTATCGACTATCTTATAGAATTGAGTCGCTGGAACGCCTTTATATTGGGCAAACATCTGCGGGCTCGATGCTTCAAGAGACACCCTGAGATATGTTCCGTGGCACAAAAGCTCATCAATAAGCGCAGGAGATAGATTTGACCCATTTGTTATGAGACCGAAATTACAGCGAATCTCTGTAATGTATTTCATTAATTCTGGAAGGTACGGGAGCATGGTTGGCTCGCCACCCCCAGCAAAATCGAAAGCCTTCACACCATGTCCTCTGAGAATTGACACGGCTGCATAATGCTTCTCTTCGTCCATAATAGAATGGGAGTGCTTGCCTTTATAAGCACATCCATTGCAATTATGGTTACAAACATCCGAAGTGTGAAAATCCGCGAACGAAGGATATATTTTCCCAGTACGAAGATACTTTTCAATATCAGGTAATCTTGCGAGAACATTCATTTATTTAACCGCCTTCAGAAATATGGAGAGCTTCGTCACGTTGTCTTGCAATTTATCGTGATGAAAATGAACAATGGAAAACCGAGCCCGAATCCCATAGGCATATCCAAACCGTTCCCTATGAGGATTCCCATCTTCGTAATAAAAGAAGCTGTTCCTGTTCCAATATGAGACATGCGTTGGATCCTGGAATGCCCCAGGTCCATCAGTGGTTGGCACTTCAATCTGTGCGATTGCTCCAGGCTTCAGTACCCGCCATATTTCATTCATTGTGACGATCTTGTTTGGTAGATGTTCAATGATGTCTTTGGCTAAGATAAAATCTACTGATTCTGTTATCCATGGCCACGGTACTATAGTAAGATCTGCTTCTTCATAGTCAAACTTCTTATCTATGCTTTCAGCAGAAAGAATGTCAACATTGATGAAGCCATTCAACAAATCATTCGAACAACCCAGATTAAGCCACAATCCTTTTTTTTCGATCATAACTACTCCAATATTATTCTTCTTCTCGGTCCCAAAATCTCTTCTGCCTCTTGCTCTCCAACTTCCTCAGATAGCGCACTCATGGCGCTCCGGACAATACCGTATTTTGACGAGTCCACAAACTGCCCACCACTACCATAGATCTTCTTGTAGATCTTCTCTTTTGCCTGCCTTATGGCTTCTTCCAGAATAATGGTGTGGATCGAAACGATGGGATCAATCCTGCTGTTTCTTTCTACAGGAATCACCTTTTCTTCTTTGTTCAAAATGAATCCGCAAATTTTCCCAGTGGAAAGAAGCTCATCGGTGATCCGGAGGCCAAACGTATTGTTGTGGCATTTAACGATTATGGTACTAAGTCGCACTTCTGGCTTTCTTATGCAAGCAACGCCATCGACCAAACCCCCGCAAATATCGCAATAAACTCTTAACTTGCTTTCCGCGCTGGTTAAAAAATAAATTCTCTTCACATCAGAAGTCACCCATCGACCCCCTTCCTGTCTGCGTTTCATTGTGCATCTTGGCAACGCTCACCCACTCATTGTACGAAGTGGGATCAATCTTTTTGAGCTTCTCCATCTTTGGAGGCTTTGGTTCAGAGGGCGCTGAGAAAAACATCGTAAGAAACATTTTAAGATCATCAAAGGCGTGGTTATCCCTGTCCACGATCTCTTCTTTGATATTCCGCTGCTCCTGCATCGTTGCGGACCAATCGGCATATCTGAGCTTCTTCAGTTCCCATATTTGCATCGGACAGGTTTTGAAGATAAACAATCTCGGCTTCTCACCCTTTTTAAGATCATCTTCATTCCAAAGCAATCCGTTTATTTTCTCGGCAACCGTGATATCGCCGCCTTTTTTCCCTGGAGAGAACATCACCCTGGATGCCTCTGGTAGTTCGAAGAATAGCTGGGCAATGCTCTTCATGTCGTTTTCATCGCCACCCATCTGATTCTGTTGGTTCTTGGCCCAGATCGAAGGATCCGCTATCGGCATGTATTGTAGTCTATCCCAGTACGGGCAGGCTCGAAGCGAATCTGCAATGAACTTATAGCCCTTACCCGCCATGTAATATTCCCATACTGCATAAATGTTTCCGTCATGGTCAATCGCATAGATATGAAAGCTTGAAGGATTCCGGTGCCCGTAGTCGAATGATCCATATACGTCCCAACTTTCCGGTATAGGAAATGGGTTTATGATGATTCTTTCCTCGTAATCAGACAGTTGCGGAAATACCAACTCGCCGCCAGCAGACTCCCAGTCGATATCCATCTCCTGCCGCCACGCAGAAGAACGCTTTCCCCCTGGATATCCTCGAACTGCATTGGCTTCGAACGCCGCCCCATTCCTTTGCGGATCCTTATCCGGATCAGCAGTATAGTGAACGCGAATGCAATGAAACCCGGCATCTGAAGTGTAATGCTTAACGCCTCTCAATTTATCCCCGTAGTCTTAAGAAGTTGCTTCATGTAACTGCCATTCCTTGCCGTACTGACCGCAATGAATTGGCCTCCACCGTCTACGCAAGGTTTAGCCGCTTTCCAGGCACCTTCAAACTCAGGCTGGAATGCTGCTTCGTCTGAAATTATGAGAGAAGGAACGTATGACCGAATCTGGTCCCCGCCTTCTGGTATGCCCCATATCATGGAGCCAGTTTCAGGGAAGATGGCTCTCCCATAGCTCCAGATAACCTTTGATCTGAGTTCTGGAGGAAGATTTACCTCCATGAAAGATATTCTCGCCACGTTGGGCTCGGTATTGAATACCAGATTCGCAGCATTCTCTTCTTTTTTGGACTGGATAAAGATGGTCCTGTTTTTCTGGTACTTCGCCATCCATAGCGCATAGAGGCAGCATAGCCAGGAAACCATCAACTGCCTTGACTTCTCGATCAGAATAAGAGGTTCAACGAGAAACGTATCCAAAACGTCCCAGATATATTCTTTGTCTTCACGAAGAGGGAATGGCCGAGTGGACTCTGCGCCATGCTTGTGTTCGTCTTTTGTGGACACGTAGAAGGCGAATTTCTCAAGGCTTGATTCACTCTGGAGGTTCATCGCTACCGGAAGAATCTGCTCGATCTGATTGCGAAACCGCTTGGTCAGGCTGTTCAGGTACTCCCAATACTGCTCTTCCTGCTGGCTCTGGAGTAATGTCAATAATCTCACCGCCTGCATCTTCTCCTGTCGGCCTTGCTCGTCGTCTGAAAAATATTTCCGCCAATCGAGAGGCTGTTCCTTCTTCGTGTTTGATGATTTCTGTCGGCTCATCCCGAAGTAACCTTGCCTTGTCAACTAACACCCCCAATGACAACACTCTGTCACGATAATTCACATTGTCTAACTTCTGACGTGCAAGACTTCGCAGTAACCTGCGGCTTTCCCGGTCAATAAGAACTTGCATCTCAGCCGATCTTACGTATCTTGAGATGGTATTTTTATCGACGCCAAGAACTTCTGCTATTTCTGTCTGCGTCCAACCGTCTCGCAAGCACTGGGCCACTTCAGGAGACAATATGAGATCTCGAACTCTGCGATATCGCCCAATTTTTTCGGTCTGCTCAAGTTCGATCTGTTCTCTCGTTGCTGGAACGATCTCCGGCTGGACCTCTTCAACTGGATCAGCATCAAAATCATCAAGGTTCAAATGTTCTGGATTCATAATTCCCATTCACAATCTGTAAGCCAATATCATTGACAAAAAGAGCATATTTATTGCCCGCGCTGGCGACGCCATGCCTTATTTCGGCCACTCTGCCTGGACTCTTTTCAATTCTTTCCTTCTCAAGATTCAAATACCTCTTCCAAGAAATGCTGCCATACTGACACCTGATAAATTCCGTTGGATCACAATAATCGGTCAACTGGATCATAGACCCTTTTTTATTCTGTGACATTAAATATCCTCATATTCGCTGAAGTTTTCTTCTGGATTTGCAGCCATTGAGTCATCAATATCTTCAAACTCAGCATCAATGACAGGCAACTGCAATGGTTGCTGAACTGGCGGTTCCTCTTTGTGGATATATTCCCCGATCTTTTCGAATCGGCCCTTGTAGGGATGCTTTTCGTTACGGCTCCTGACAGCAGCATAAAGCTCTTCTGAAATGCACCCTTCTGCATATGCTTGTTCAGCCGTTAAAAATTCACGATTCGCTTCAAATTCAGGAGGAAGACAAAGCAAGTAATTTGTAGCCCCACACGGCAATGGTTTTCTAACAATTTCCCCATCGTCGGTAATATCAACCTCTCTGGCATAAGTATTCTTGTTTAGGTCGAAGTATTCGACCCCCTTTTTACTCTTTGTCTTAACTGTTTTGAATGCTTCAGAGAATGCCCATTTGATGTCTGGGATCCCAGGGAACATTCTGAAGGCTCCCTGGATATTGGAGAGTGCCGCTTGATAGATTTGGCTGTTACATGGGCGCTTGGCTATTTCCTTGCGGATGATATTCAGGAAATCAACGTCTGGGCGCAATCCTTGTGGATATGATGCAACCAAATCACGAAGAAATTCATTTGCATCCATCTACGGCATCCTCCAATGCTTTCCTGAGATCATCATGATAGTATTTCCGGCGATATATGTCCGCAAGTTTTATTGCTGTTTCCCGCCACCATTTGGCTTCTGATTCCACTGGTAGCTTTTGCATCTCGGGCAGCACTTCGGCTTTATGTTTTTGTTTTTCTGAGTCCATTTATATCCACACCTTTTGCATTCGTTCATTTATACCTCTCTGTTTATCTTCGATAGATATTCAGCCTTCATTTTCTTGGGACTTCGGGAAAGAAAGTTATAGTCCGGTCTCCATCCAATATCATTAAGATATTTGATTGACTGATGTGGCTCAGGTTGGATCAGCGGATTGTAGTTGTTACTTATTCTTTTGATCCAGAATAAACAGAAGCTAATCATTCGCACCCCTCCGCTTCTTTCAATGGATGTGGTCTTTTCCAAGCACTAGCTTTGAAAAAGCCTTACGCGCCGCATCTTCGTTTTTCATTCCACACTCGAAGCAAACCCTTTCCTCTATCCATTTGCTCATGATCCCTTATCTCCTCCAGCCCCTGTTGGAGTATGGCAAGGCGGCAGGTGAGGAGGGAGTTTTAAATCGGACTCGGTTGCGATGTGGGGAAGCTGGTCAGTGAAGGTCATTTCGAAGCCTCCGGGAATTGCAGCCACACGACATTATCGAGCGCTGGCATTTTCGTCAGCTTGCCGTTGACTTCCATTTGTTTCAGATGAAATGGAATTCCGGCCAAAACGCATTGGTCACGAAGAGATCGAAACAGATCAACTCCCGCCGGCCTTCCTAATCTTCCATTGATGGCCTCGCATCCGGCGATCACCCAATGCAGCCCTTCCAGCGATTGCAGGGAATCAGCGCCGTTAAAGCACGCCGATTGCAGATCCACCGGCCCAAGCAAGGGTTCCGCACTCACGAAGCGGACGGCAGCCGGAGTCCGCAGGAGAAGCGGTATGCGCTCATCGGCGGTAGCCTGGTCCTCGACCGAGGCGCCGAGCCAGACATTGGGAAATGGGAAATATGGCATGGGCGTTGGAAGCCTCTGGACGTTGAGCAACTTATGTGCAGCGCTAAAAACAAAATCATGGCGCGTAACCCCGCCAATATTCCTAAACCATCGCATCATCCGTTCCGGTCTTTTCGTTAATACTTGGAATGTATGCTGCGGACAAAGCGCCATCACCGCGAATACCTTGTCTATGAACTCATCCGGAACGTCATCATGAAACAAATCCCCCATGAGCCCGACGGCAATTTTTCGCGGCCTTCTCCAGCGCAGCGGCTGCTCCAGGCGCTCTGGAAATAACTTTACATGACCATCCCAGCCATTTGGAAAGTCGGCGTGATAATGAAGCCTCGCCATCCTCTCAGCCCAGCAGTTATCACACCCGAAACTTACCTTGGTACACCCTATAATCGGGTTCCAAGTCTCATCCGTCCAACTTATCCCTTTTTTCTTCTTTTGATCGCTCATATTATTCTTAATAATAATATCCCTTTGGGAATTGTCAAAAAATATTTTTAGAATTTTACCCCATCTTCTCTCGGGACTCCTTCACATTCCTTCCAATATTCTCCTCCGCAAACAACAACCCGTCCATCGCTTCATCCAAATTGTTCACAGCTTCTTTCAAATATCCTACATGACTCCTCGTTCGCATCAGAAATTCAACCTGTTCCTTCAAAAATCTAATCCTTTTTCGCGTGATTTGAAGATTCTCTATTAACTCGTCCATGATTACTCCTTTCGGAAATGGCTGCGCGGCGGAGAGGGGACTCCTGACGTACACGTTGGCCGGATGGAACTGCGTCGAGGTCGGGTGTGGTCGGGGCTGGCTAGTAAGGTTCTCCTGCCTGTCGATTGCTCCGTCTCGCTCTTACCATCGACTACTCTGGGATAAGATTGCATGGATTGCTCTATGATAGCTTACGTTCTGCCTGTCTCAGTAACTCATCTACGGTTACTGGCGTATTCCCTGATTGCTTCTTGTAATGCTGGCAGCTATCCGCCCAATCGTCACAGGATAGCCTTCTAATATTGCCCCCTGAATACCTGGAGAGGAATTCAGCCAGAGACCACTTAGCAACGCCCCTATAAAGCCCTTCAGCAGCCCCGATCCGCCAGCAGCTATAGTTTCTTATGGCTGTCAGTATGTCTTCTAGCCCAAAACGCTCCAGAGCGAGTTTTATTGCCCTGTCATCGGCATCCGTAAACCGCTTATGGTGCATAATGCCAGGGAGACTATTCCATAGAGTAGTTATAGAAGACTTATCCGCAGAACGCTTTATGGATAACTTCCGGCTGATTGTCCCTTTTGGGGAAACGCTTGTTTGAGGAGATGTCAACCTGAATCCGCGATCTCTATCCGCATCCTGATCTACAGCAGGACGCCCAGTTATCTGAGAAGACTCCGTAGGAGCCTGCAACATCCGACAAAGATCTCTTATGTAGTTATTAATATATAAATATAGTCTTCTATAATATATATACAATGCTTTATCTGCCTCTGTAATACAGGTTTTTGTATATTCAGAACCCATAACATCTTTATTTTCAACACCAGTATATGACAGACTGTCTTGACACAGTGTCAATGAACTGTCAGACTTTGTGTCAAATTGTGATTTGTCGTCACAAATATCGGCATCAGTAGAAGGCAGCCATTGTCTTGGCGAGAAGTTATGAATGACCCAATCATTCCCTTTTTTGTCCAATAGCCCCTTACCTCTAAAGTCTAATAGAAGACTTTCCAATCTATTCTTGTGAGAATAGCCTGCCCCTAAATGTTTGGCGATAGTCCTATAGTCAGGCAGGAGACCTCTGGGTTTATTCCGAGATGCCAATAATAGAAGAGTTATGTATTGGCCGAATTGAAGGCGAGATAAAGAACCAGTTTTTCGGTTATCCAGGATTGAATGGTATAGACGCAGCCAGGAAACAGGATCAGGCATTGAACCCTCATAGAGATCATAGGAGCCCAGGCAACTATGAGGTAATCGCCCGAGCTCCCGATGATCCGTTCAACACGCCACTAAGGAGAGCTTCCAGAGCCCCGCGAAGGCTTCGAGAAGCAAAACGTATGAAATGGTAATACCGCTTTGAAGGAAATGCAATGCGAAAGGACAGAGCCCCTGTAATAGCGGACTCTGTCCCATGAGAGAAGGCTTACAGCGCTGGACTTGATGCAGTGTAAAATGATGCAGGCATTGACAGGAGATCTTGACCAAAGGCTTTTGAGTAGGTAGCCC